CAGCGTGGTGACACATGAACAAAGACTTACCAACACCAGTTCCAGCCATGACAATATTCAAAGTCTTGGATGGTGTACCACCATTAGTGATTCGATTCATAAAATCTAGATCAAACGGAATCTTCTTCTCGACTTGATGATAAAACTCATATCGATCATTCGAATCTTCGATGTAGTCGTGACCGATGTGTGTATCAAAAGACACAGCGAGTGCATCAGATAAGATCTCAGGGATCGCACCAGAGGTTTTAGACTTTGACTTTCCATCAATGATATGAATCGACTCTAGAATAGCATTATAAACCGCTTTGTCTTTACAAAACGATTCAGTCTCATTTAACAACCACTCAAACTCTTCGGTCTTTGTGCATTGATTCAATGAGTCGATAAGTTCATTAGAGTCATGAATCTCAGTCTGAGTCAACTCATCGTGAGAGTCTAGTGATATCTTGATCGCTTCTTTACTCGGAGTGCTTCTATACTTTAACGTATAGTTCTTGATCTCAGTAAAGACAAGTCTATCGACTCTGGATTGAAAATATTCTTCTTCTAGATACGGAATAACTCTGCGAGAGTATTCATCATTGTTGATCAGGTTCGACAGGATTAGTTGTTCTGTGTTCATCTTCTACCTTATTCTCCGACACTGAAGATCCATACTTAAAAATTTTACCAACGCCTTGTTCAATCGACCACATGACTTCATCCGTGAAATACTTTTCAGGCTCATTGTAGACTGACTTCTCATACGCTTTTCTACCGTCAGGGAATTCTACACGATTTGAAACCTTTTTCAATACCCCACATTCAATTCCAAGATCGACAAGACCGTGATAAGGATTCAGTCCACTGTCATAGTTGAGCATCACATCGACCATAGAGTTTTCTTTTGTCAGTCGTGACTTATACAATTTACACTTAATAATATTACCGACCACATCTGTTCCGTCACGAACCTTTTTCTTTGAAAGGTAAACAATAGTAGATGCTGCATACTTAAGACCAGATCCACCACCCATTTCTTTCATTGGAACATAAGAACCAACGACATCGTATGTGTGATTAGTCATGATCAACGGAATACCCGCTTGACCCAACTTAAGTGTAAGTGTTCTAAAAGTAGCCTTAATGACTTGGGCGCGTGTCATGTCACGAACATTCTTACCCTCAGCAGTGTCCGACATTTCTTTCTCGGTTGAAAGCATACCAAGAGAGTCGAGAACAATCATCATTGGTTTCTTATCCGCAGGAGAAAGTTCACGATAGTTGTCAACGAGTTTTACAACTTGTGTTCTAAAGTTTTCAACAGTATCAATCGGGAACACAGCAATTCTACTTGAATCAACACCACGCTCCTCAAACATGTCTGATGTCACTGCTTGCTCTGAATCAAAGTAGATTACAACACCATCTTCATAGGTTTCCAAAAACTTACTCACCATTCCGAGAGCAAAGAAAGTTTTACCTGTTGCTGACTCTCCTGCAAGAGCAAGAATTTTATTATCAGGCATACCACCATAAAGACTACCACTAAGAAGTGCATTAAACGTGTAGGAACCAGTGTCAACAAAACCGTTGACATCCGACTCAATACCGTCATCCAAAACGCTTGCATATTCATTACCCGACGCTTTAACCAACCCATGAAGAAATTTACTCATTATTGCTCCTTCTCAATCATCTTTAATATATCATTTACTTCTGCTAGCCTGTTTGTTACATCTTCAATATGTTCCACTGTAGATGATTCGCTCTTCAACATCACATTGTATATTTCTTTGATGTGATTTGATTCACGCTCAAGCAACCATTTAATTACTTTCAATTGTTCCTCTGTGAATGTCATACAAATAGTCCTTCCAATGTTGTTCTCTTTTCATGTGACCATCCTATCATATTTAAGATGTTTGTCAATGGATCAAGAAATGACTTTTCAAACTGTTTCTCGTAGTCGATGAAACCATCAAGACCAAACTCAGTAGGCAGATTGTTTACGAACGAAACAACCTGATCAGTTCCCATCTGACCGCCGAGTGGATTGGGTTTCTTGAGATACAAGAATTTAATTTTATCACCCTCTGTGATTAGGGGATACTTCTTCGTGAGATCAAACTCTCGTAAATAGTTATTATAGATCAGTGCGCCTTTTACTGCAATCGGAGTAGATTTCTTGTAAATACATTCTCTATCGGAATATTTTCTCAAACCACGAACGCTTCGAGGAAAGGCGATCTCCTCTGGTGTAGAGTTGAAAAACTTACTCCTGACCTTTTCGACTTGATTTATAATCGTCGCTTCATCGGTGGTTAGAATCAAACGAATAACTTCTTTGAGTTCGTTCCGAACAATCTCTGGGGTAGAGGATCTTGTGGTTTCGATACCCATGATCTTCACCTTTGGAGTTTCGTAACGCACACCCTCGGAGTCATGCACGTTCAACATGTATCGCTTCTTCGCAGTCCAGATACCTTTGTCTGCAATAACTTCACGACCCATGACCATTTTGTTTTCGTAAGCATTCATCATACTTGCGAGTTCCTCGAAAGACTTGTCAATAAACGGTTCTATAATTTTAGTGCAAGCCTTGTCCAAGAAGTCTACGATTTCATCCTTAGACTTGTCAGCACAAAGTTTATCCACGAGTTTACCGAGGCGAAGATATACAGAGTCTGTGTCGGATGCAACAACAAAATCATAGTCCTCTGTTCCGATCCTATCATTCAAAAACTCGTTTAGTTTGTCAGCAATCCATCGAATACTTAACTGTCCTGACATGGTGATCGCTTCTGCTTTATCGACATCGTAGTATCGAAAGTATTGATTACCAATCGCACCGTAAGCGGAGTTTAGTTGAATCTTTCTAACCAGTTGGAAGTTGTGATACTTTGATATATCCTTCTTCAGTTTCTCCGTGTAACCTGCACGACCCAGCGTTGTCATATCTTTGTTTGGAAGATCCTCCAACTCTTTCTGTGCTTCGATCATCTTTTTCTTATACATGCTTCGTTCTTGATACATCTTTTCCATGAGCGTAGGTAGAAACCCACGAACATCTCTTCGATAACAAGTTCCGTTTGCTGCAACAGAGTAACCCTCAGATATAAACTGTTTGATCTTTTCGTGACATGGTTTGCTATACATCTCTGGACTGCTCTTGAGAAGATTATCCACACCGATTCCGAATCTGTCACCAACCTCCACTTTTGTTTCGGGACTAATGTTGTATTGCATGATCAAGTGCGGATACAGACTGTTCAAGTCGAGCGACACAATCCAGTCGTGCATTCCTGTGATTGGTTCTTTAACAAAAGCACCAGCATACTGTGTGTCTTTCTCATAGACTTTCTTCTGAGGAATCACTACACCATGATCAAACAAGTAATGATAAATGATGCAGTCCCAAGTTCTGACTTGAGAATATACATCCATTAGATTCACCTTCGCAGAATACGCAAGTGCAACAGCGAGTTCGATCAACTTGAGTTTGTCCTCAAGACGATCAACCAACTCTACATCCTTGAGGTTGTATTCCATAAACTTTTGAAAGTCATTCTTGTAGAAGTCGGACATCTTATCAAACTCATCATGAGAAACTTTACGCTCTCCGAGTTCGACGTATGCTATGTGATCAAGTTTATATGACTCTTGATTAACATAAGTAAACGTAGTATAGAGTTCATAGTAGTCATAAGAGACGATACCAACTAAATCATAAACTCGATGGGTTCTACCTCTCTTTGTCACCTCTTTGATCTTGATGTTTCTCCACGGAGAAAGTCTCTTTGCAAACGCATCACCGAACAGAGATATGATGCGATTGACCAAGTAGGGAATGTCAAAGAATCGTGTGTTCCAACCAGTAATAACATCGGGTTCCAGTTTCTCCCAGAAAATCATAAAGGACTCAACTAAGTCCTCCTCTTTGGTAAACTTGAAACAGTGAACATCTGGTTTGTCAATATGAAACTCACCTAGACCAAACACATATGATTTACCCTTGCACTTCACCGTGATTGCAATCAGTTGTTCTACTGGATCATCAGGATCGGGGAAACCATTCTCACATGTGGTTTCAATATCAATTGACGCTACTTTCATGAGAGACATGTCGTAGTCAATTTCACCTTTGTATGAGTCTGCAATAAACTGGTAAACGTAGTCTGTGTTTCCATAGACTTCAAAACCAGAAACACTCTTATACTTGTTGATGAATGATCTACAGTCACTCATCGTGCCTGGTTTGAAAGGTTCGACCCACTCACCCTCAAGAGTTCTGAATCCAGTGTTACTCTGTTTTGATGGAACATAGAGCGTAGGAAAAAACTCTCGTTTCTCCTTGATCGGTTTACCATCTCTATAACCACGAAGAAGAATCTTCTCTCCGTATGGGACAACACTCGTATAAAAGTCAGTCATTCTTATCTTTTAAGTATCCGCTAAACAAAACCATGTAATTAATAATATCAACAACCGAGTCGTGAAAACCTTCACCCTCGACTTCTAGTTTACCAGCACTTGTGAAAGTTGACAAGCGTGAAATCTTATCAACTACACGAACAAGGAATCCCTGCTCGGTTGAACAGACACCCATCGCCTCGGTTCGTGTAAAGTTTGCAAAAGGCTCCATACCACCCTCGCCAGCGTAGTCATGGTTTTTTCTTTTCATGAGTTCTCTTGCTTCGTTGCAAAGTTCCTCATGGTGCTTGAGCAATTCTTCTCTGGTCATAATTTAATCCTTTATCTCGCTACATCATAGGGAACATCAACGTACGAATCAGCATACTCATGCTCAATCATTTCGTTAAGCAAAGTTTCAAACGTGTAATCAGGAGTCCAACCAAGTTGTGTTCTGAGTTTGGTCGAATCACCCTTTAGGTCAGTCAATTCTTCTGGTCTAAAATATTTGGAATCGACTTTCACATGCTCACTAACGTCTAAGTCCAATTGATTAAAAACATATTGAACGCAATCACGGACAGAATGTGATACTCCTGTCGAACACACAAAATCGTCAGGTGTCACTTGTTGCAACATCATCCACATCGCTTTTACATAATCCTTCGCATGTCCCCAGTCTCTAGTTGCATTCAGGTTTCCAAGACTAAGATATTTTTGTCTTCCCTCTTTAATAGCAACTGCACCCTTGACGATCTTACTCGTTACAAAGTTAGAGCCTCGACGAGGTGATTCGTGATTAAACAAAATACCATTTGAGATAAACATGTTATATGAATTGCGATAGTTTCTTGCGATATTGTATGCAAAAACTTTCGCACAACCATACGGACTCACGGGTGTCATCGGAGTGGTTTCTCTTTGGAAGCCGTCATCGTCGATGGAGTTTCCGAACATTTCAGACGAGGACGCTTGGTAA